GCCAACGCTACAAAAGAACCACCTCTTTGCTTTATCTTTTGTTACAATATCAGAAATGTTAGTAGCATCCAATAGAGCTTGAAGAATTACAGCTAAATAAAGACGACGTTCAGGCACCTCATGATCAAACAGAACTATAGGATCTACAAATACTTCTTTATTTTTATTTGGTTTGTACATTTTGTTTTTTAAATTGACCCGTAATGGGATCTCTTGCCATATTCTTTATAATTTCAGATCGTTTCTTTCTATATTCAGGATCTTTATAAAACTTTCTTTCACCTAGTTTCTTTCTTGCTTCAGGATCTGAGTAGTATTTCTTTGACCTTTCACTTAGTTTCTTTCTATATTCAGGATCTTTATAATACTCTCTTTCACCTAGTTTCTTTCTTGCTTCAGGATCTGAGAATTGTTTCTTTGACCTTTCAGATTGCTTCTTTCTCAATTCAGGATCTGACCAAATTTTCTTTAGTTTCTTTCTATATTCAGGATCTCGATAGCTCTCAACAGGACGATAGAACTTACCACCTACTCTTGAGTTATAATAAGCTGGTTCATTTGTTTCTTCAAGAGTGGAGGAAAGAACATTAAATTTCATCTGATAATATAATTCATAGTATCGTAGGCTACGTCTATTTTTATATTCAGCTATGATCTCAAATTTAAAATGTTCTTTCCCTATCTTCTCAATATCTTTTAGTAACCATTTAGAAGAACCCATATATCTTTTCCAATTGGATTCTGTTTCTTTTAGCTTCCGATACATTAGATATTGTTTACAACCTATATAACCTTTTCCATTTTGAAGATTGGTTATTAAATAAACAAACCCAAACTTATCAAGATTGGGAACAAATACTTCCTCCTTTCCATATTGAACCCAATGATGATCTACCAATTGACAACCTCTGGTACATCAGGAATCTTTGCAACCTTTGTAAGATATCTATATCCTCTTGCATAATTGAATACTCGTAATCCTTGCCCATTATTAACATCCTTCCAGCATTCCCGTTTATGATTACAATATATACAAGATGTTCCTAATCTTTTATTACCTGAAACACCTTCTTTAACATCACTATAACAACGATTAGGTGGACTTTTTCTTTGTACCAGTTCCTTAATATATTTAACTCTGTCTTCTGCATTTATCATCTCTAAAGAATGAACAGGAGTTAAACATATCTCTCCACTCTGTTTATTAATAGCAAGAAAAGCAGCTTCATCTACCTCATTTCCTTTAGCATAAGCAGATATCTGTGCTATATAACCAAAGGGATCATCTCTTACCAAGTCTGCCTTCTCAAACTTTTCAAATCCTCGTGGAGAAGTGGACTTACAATCAACAAGAACCCCATCAATCACACAATCCTGATGACCTTTCACTCCTTCAACACTAACTTCCTTCTGAGTATCAGTAACTATATGTCCTGATAATCTAGATAAAGCTATTAATAATTCTTCCAAGATATACCCATATAAAAACTTGATACGTGTAGAAGAAGAAACAGGAGCACTTTCCTTCTCCATATTTATATCATACCATAATTGTCTGTCAGGTTTTCCTATTGTAGATAATCTTAAATTATTTCTACTCCTTTCTTTTTCATATAGAGCTGTCTTTAAATGTTCTTTTATATTATCTCCAAATTCATTTATACATATGTCTATTTCTTTTTCATCCAAAGAAATATCATCGGAATGAAAAAGATTATAAATATCTTTGACTAGTGTATCTATAGTTTTCATATAAAAAAAGGGAGAGGCTTTTACACCTCTCCCACCCCCCTATCTAAGATGCAAAAGGAATGTCTTCATCTCCTTCATTACTGGTAAATGAACCATCAACAACATCAAAAGCTTCATCAGATTCCGTATTATAAGGAATAAGATCAGTTACCTGAACTGCTCGTAAGTCAGCCGATACACCAGCTCTTCCCTTAAACTCCCACTCATAAGTTGTGTAGTGTACATTAATCTTAGAGCCATTACCAATAAGGGTATTGGTCATAGTACGCTTCTGACCATCAACAAGATCAGGAGCACGGTTGAGAGAACCGTCTTTCCGACGAACCCGACGCTTGACCGTAACAAAATCTTCACGATCATCACCTTTATTTTTAACAGCAAGTCCATCTTTCTTAACTATATCCAAGTTTTTCTTATCAAGATTAGTAACGTCTACCGTCCATACACCATCAGCATCGAAGGTCGTATTTGGATTGGTAATCGCTGCCCAATAAGCATTTCCTGAAATTACTGACATATTTTTACAACTCCTTTTCTAGATTTTAAAAACTAAATGTCTCATACTTTTAATCCTTTGTCAAGTATTAATGTGTCATGGTCCATGTTTCTCCATCTTTCCACGTACTATCCAAGGGACAATTGAATTTTAATTTACGTTCTGTATCTTTAATAGCCTCTTGTGTTATAGTTCCAAATCGTTTTACATCTCCTTTCGCCACCTCAAATTGATATTCATCATGAATGGAGGCCACTAATTTGGCATCTATTCCTGTACTATTAACTCTTTGTATCATATTGACCAACCAATCCTTACATATACTAGCCCCGGCTCCCTGTATTAATGTATTAAGGCTACTGTGAGGACTTCTTATAAACAGAGTACGTCCATCCACACCTTTAATCTTTCCCCTCTCAGCGGCTCTCTGAACGCTATTACGTACCCGTTTTAGGGCAGGAATACCAGATAGGAACCTTTCTATAAGTTCTTGTCCACGTTTTGTATTACCACCCACAATTTTACCTATCTTAGCAGCACCTGCTCCATACATGAAGGCATATATTAGTGTCTTTGCCTGATCTCTATCAGTTAATCCAGCTGTTTTCATGTTGGCTGTATGAACATCTCCATGTATAACTTCATTGATATAATCTTTATCATCCATTAAATGTGCCAGACATCTAAGTTCAAGTCCTGAAGCATCTGTTCCAACCAGAGTATGAGTATGAGGATTTTCTACGGTCCAACAATCTCTGCACTCTTTGCCAAAGGGACTTCGGATTGCTGGTATCTGAGCCATGTTAGGTTTATAATGTGCCATTCGACCCGTAATAGTTCGTAAAGTTAATACTCTACCATGTACCCTATTTGTAGTATCATTATAAGAATTAATCCAAGACTGAATCTGAGCTATTCTCTTTTGTAATAGAAAGAATTTGGAAAATTTCTTTGCCTCTTCCATATTAATTTTATCAAGGATCTCTTCACTAACTATTATATTACCTTTGTCTGTAAATTGTTTAGGCTTCCATCCTCTTTCCATTAAACGGTTAGCTATCTGCTGTCGAGATCCCATATTAAATGGTATATATTTTGTTTTGGTTTTCATTTCAACTACAGTAGGTTCAAATTCTCTCTTTGCCCAAGACTCCAGAACAGATGCTTCATCTGACAAACGAGCAAGTAATCCAATTGTCTTTTGTATATCAAGAGCAAACCCATTCTTTTCTTGTTGATCTATAATTGCCCGTATCTTATGTTCAAGATCAATTGAAAAATAAGAGAATGATTTACCTTCTATAAGTAGTTGTTTATATAAATTCTCTGTAAGATTAACATCGTTCTTACAATACATTAACATATCAGGAGTATAAAATGTGAAGTCATCACATTCCCATTTAGGATATGATAATCTATCTCCCCATGCACTTAAGCTATGGCCTTGTTCTCTCATTGGATTAAATAATTGTGACATAACTAATGTATCAATCACCTGATTAAGTTTAATATTAGTTCCTAAAAGTCTATTAAGAACAGGAGCATCAAATGATATTCCATTATGCATTATAAATTTATCTACAGTACAAGACCAAGGTTTAAATTTATCTAAATTATTATAATCCCATACGTGTACTTGAGATGTATCTATATCTTTTGCAACAATACAATGGATCTTCTGTGCATCCAAGGAATCTGTTTCTATGTCAAGTACTACATTCATACGCTAAAACTTTCTCCACATCCACATTGAGATGTAGCATTTGGGTTTACAATTTTCAAGTAGGAACCAGATATATTGCTAGTAAAATCTATGATGGTATTTACTACGAACATCATAGCGTGAGGATGTATACATAAGTAACCTGTTTTAAGTTCCAACTTATCTTCAGTATTAAATTTATCTGGTATTTCTTCTTTCAATATAATCCATTCATATGCAAATCCTGCACAACCACCTGCCCTTATCTCAAGCATAACACCTTTAGCATTTTGTTCTTTAATGATATTAGATAGATGATCATTGGCAGTATCTGTGATGGTAAGTAAAGCCATTAAGAAAGATCCTTTCTATTAACAAAATCTTTTTCCACATCCTCCTTCTCCATATTAATTATATGAGCATCATTAACATCTATATGATAGAACTCTTCATTAGTAGTATACTTAGTATTAAGTTTAGCTACTCTTGAATTTTTAACAGTAAGTCCATCAATAAACCATGCTTGTTTACAATCACTACGAAACACAATGAAAGTTAATGTACCTTTAGATCCATTACGTATCCATTTATCTACAATCTTATGCTTCCTATATGGAATACGTACTTCCATCCATTCATTAGGCCATTGACGAACCCAACTATATTTAATTTCAGTTTCAAAGAAAGCAGGTACATTATCTTTCTTACATGTTATATCCACTTCATACGTTTCTTTTAAATCTACATTTGAATATCCATTTCTTTTTAACCAGCTTTCCATAACACCATTTGATAATGGATCTGCTTTGTTATATAATTCTTGATCAAACTTCATTAATCATCTCCTGTGTCAAACGGGTTATCAATCTCTGTCATTCTACCAGTTTTTCTATCATAAAATAAATGAGTAGCTACTCCTGTTTCTCCTGTATATCTATTCTTTAGTATACGAATAGTTGTTGTGTTAGATAATATAGGATCATCCTCCTGTTGATTTCTTTCCAAGGCCACAACAGAATCACTTAAATGACCTATTGAGGCCGATCCTCTGAGATGACTTAAACTTATTGTAAGTCCTCCCTCATGTCCTCTATCTCCAGCAGGTCTACGTAAGTGAGATACCAAGAGTAAACATACCCCTGTTTGTTCTACCAAGGATCTTAGCTTGGTCATTAATATATCTATAGACTTTCTTTCATCTGTATCTTCTTGTCCACTAACTAAAATACTTAAGTGATCTAAGAATATCCATTTAGTATCAAGGGCTTGTGCCATGTACCTGACTCGTGCAAGAATTTCGTCATTGTCTATTGAACCAAAGTGATCGAATGCAAATATTCTTCCACTCCCTATTGTGTTCTCTTGCCATTCTCTTAACTTCTCCTCATTATATCCTTCTCTAACTTCTTTAATATATAAACGAGCACTTGCTTCCACAGACATAATATTCCATGCAGTATGTTTAATCCCTTCCTCCAATGCAAGGATACCAATGTTATCTTTTGTGTTACGAAGAATGTGATGCATCAGCTCTCTAATTATGGATGACTTTCCCATTCCAGCACCACTACAAAATGTAATTAGTTCTCCTGTTCTCATACCATAAGTTTTATCATTCATCTTAGTCCAAGGATATAAACAAGTCTCACAATATTCTTCCTCGAAAAGAGACTCACCTAAATCTTTTAGATTAATAATTCCTGCTGGTGTATATGGCTTGGCACCCCACCAACAACGATTGAATGCTTCTCGTTGACCCATCTTTAAATATTCATTAGCATCCTTATGATCCATCCTCATTATCTTACACTTAT